AGCAACACCTCTTTTCTTCATTGTGCCACCTTTAGACATATATTTAGTGCCTTTTGCTACTCCACCTTTAGTCATGTACTTAGTACCTTTGGCTCTGCCACCTTTAGCCATGTACTTAGTGCCTTTTGCTTTGCCACCTTTAGCCATATATTTAGTACCTTTCATTTTTTCTCCTAATATCTGCTATACAAACCCATATTGTTTGTTTTTGTTATCTTACCACCAGTAGAAGCAAATGTTGAAACATTTGTTGGCTTGCCACCTACACCTTGTTTCTTTGACCTTTTTCTAGTTACTGCTGATGCTATTTGTGACTTTGACATGTTTGAAGCTTTAGAAGCTGGAACACACTTTGGATAACCTCTTTTTGAACCTTTGGCTTTTGACCTACCACATTTTTCAAAACCACCACCTTTTTTTGGAGAGCCTATATCTACCCAATCTTCTTTAAACCATTTTTTTAGACTCATATTTATGTTCTAGGCATTTTTGTTTTTTTTCTTTTTTCATCCATCATAGCACCACAACCTCTGCCTTGTACCATGACTGTGCCACCATTATTGAATTTTACTGCTCCACCTGTAGCTTTTTTCTTACCTTTGTACTTGCCACCCATTTTTTTGTACTCTTTAACCATGTAAGCATTTGCATAAGCTGACGGGTAAACATCAAATTTTGCTTTAGCTTTTGCTTTAGCTTTACTGTACAAACTAGGGTTTGCAACATTTTTTGGTGTTTGTGCCCTTGAAATTGCCATATCAACTCCACTTTGTTAAATTTGCCCAATAAGCTGCTGACATTTTGCCTTTAGCTATATTTTTGCCATGTCTAGCTCTAAAAGATTTTCTTCTAGCTTTTTGTTTTGCTGACTCATTTTTTTTTGGTTTCCCAGCTGTCTTTACACCTTGCTGACCAAACCTGATTGTTTTTATTTTATCACCCTCTTTAGCCACAACTATGTGTGATTTTTTGGGATGAGATGGCGTTCTTTTAGGTTTATTAAAACCAGAAACGCCAGCTCTTTTCAATCTTGGGTCTTTAGTCACCTTTACATTAATAATTTTTATTCAATACTAATATTATTGAATAAGTATCACCACTTGAATGTCCAATAGTAGTAAAGTCAATATCACCTGTTACACCACTACCAGCATTATTTGGTATGCCTGTGAACAAGTCATAGTATTCATCTCCTGTACTATCTGCTGGTAAACCAGTCAAAAGAACATTAGAAGTAGCATCAAATTCTAGGTTTACACCCATGCCTCTTGTAGCCCAATAAATACGTGCTACAGAGACAGAAGTGCAAGCGTCACCACTGTTATTTGATTGTAAAGCTGATACATCAACCTTTTTGACAGCACTTTCACCTGTGCCATCAGATACATTTGTAAACTTCAAGACAGCAATTTTCTGTCCATCCTGAATAGTTTGTGAGGTTACTGCGTCTGCCATTATTTAACTCCTTATGCAAATGGAGTTGCTAATGTGCCATCAGCATATGAAACACCACTTAAATGCCATACTGCTGTTGCACTGCCTTGACCACCTGTACCAATGCCATACAAATGCAATTCAGTTCCTATAAGACCTCCTGTTGTGCCACCATTCATGGACATAACATCATCATCAGAACCATCAGCATAAAATTGTTTTGCACTGACTGTGCTAGGTGCATCTTTATCCCATAACAAGACATTAGATGAAGCAGCAAATATATCTACTGCTGAAGCACCAGTTAAAGAAAAGGCATTAGAAGTGATAGAAGTGCCTACTATAAATTTGTAGTAAAGACCAGAAGCAGCTGTGGGAAGTGTTATAGCTACACCTGCAGCTCTGTTTATTAAATAAACAGTACCACTATCAGCAGATGTTATAGTTTTAGTAGCATCTGTCAGGCTTTCTACATCTTTGACATAGTTCATAGCACCAGTAATTTTTACAGTACCTGTGCCAGACACATTACCACTTGTATCTACATCAAAGTTATTAGTTACTGCTCCTGTCTTAGCAGTTACAGTGATTTGTTCAAAACCACCTTCAGACCTTACTGGTCCATTAAATGTTGAGTTTGCCATAATTTCCTCCTTTGGAAATTCCCCTATTGTCTTGGCTTGTCTGCTAGGTCAGTCAATAGGTTCAAAATTAATAAATCCTAGTAGTAAAATCATACTACTAGGACTTTAAATTAGCAAATTTAGATTTGTTGTATTTTGGTAGGTCTTTTGAAAAAACCAAACTTAGGGTCTTTGTCTGACACAGTAACTGTAGCCATGAAAGTAACCCTATCACCTTTTTCACCTACATCACCACCCCAAACCACAAAACCTCTGTCATCTTTGACAGTGCATTTTTGTGAGCTGGTTTGCATACCATTAGGCAGAACATAATCTTTGAATGTGGTTTTTATAACCTCTCCAGTAAATTGTATTCTTTCTTCAGTCACAGGTACTGGCTCTGCATGAGCTTTTTCTTCTGCCCATACTTTTGCATTTTCTTTTCTGGTAATATAGTTGTCTACCATTTTAAGACAAAAATCTACTTGTGCTTCAGACAGATTGCCATACTTATAAAGTTTGTCTTTGATGTCATAGAAAGCAAACCCAATGTCTCTTTGCACTTCTGTATCTGCATCACCATAAGTTGTAAAGTGTTGTGCTAAAACTGGATTAGCTTCTAAAAAATCATCAATTTTTATTTGTAAATCTTCTGCAAGTTTTTCAAAATACTCTGGTGTTTTTCTAATAATAGGGTCAAGTTCATCAATCAAAGAAGCCACAAGGGTAACATTATCTTCCTTAGCATATTTAACAGCTTTAACATAAGCCTCATCATAGTTTGTGCTTAAATTTTTGATGTATCTATCACTTTCACCAATATTGCCAGATGTGTTTTCAAACTGAATGTACTGTCTTAAAGTGTACATTTTGTTCTCAAAACCAGCTCCTATGTAGTATGTATTTTTTACTAAACTCATTGTTTTCTCCTGTTATTAATGTATCTCACATGGTTATAATATCAAATGTGTATAAATTTGCAAGTATTTACACAAAGAAAATAGCAAAAAAAAAGGCAACCTAAGTTGCCCTTTTTCTGAAATAGTTGAGTTATAAACGCTATTTCTAATCGTTCGAGTTATGCACCTTGTGAACCATAAATGCCTCTCCAATCAGAGAAACCAAAAGAATAACGCTCTCTAGCTTTATATCTAATGTTACCTGTTGAAAAGTCCGGTTCCATAGAAGTTTCCATTCCACTTCTTTGGAACATTTTAAGTCCATCACCTTGTTCAGTAACTGATGTCAAGATGAAGAAAGCATCTGGGTCAGTCAGATAATGATTAACTGAATAACCACCGGGTAGTACCCCTGTGCTTCTTACAGCATTTAAGTCATTGTCTGAAGTTCCACTTCTTAACTGAGAATTTAATATTCTTTCAGCAACAAAAACCAGTTCACTAGGAACTATCATTTTTGAAGCTTGAACAGATATAGTCAACCCTCTGTCATCTGTGAAGCCACTGATGTCAATTAAAGCATCTTCTAATGAAGTTTCATTAAGGTCTGCCATTGATGTAGCTCTGTTTGCAGCTGAACCACCACCAGATAGTGGGTGGTCTGTAGCAATCAAAGCTTTACCATCTCCACCAGTAAAGCTGGAAGAGAAAGCATTGTTTAACACATCAGCACCTTTAACTTCTTTAGTGTTAGCCATAGACATAGCTAATGCCTTGACATAACGTTTCCCTAAAGAATCGTAAAGGTTATCTTCAACTGCTTCTTCTGTTAAAGCAAACGCTAAAGCCACTGTATCGTGGGTATAACGTGCACTGTAACTTTCAGTAGCATTGTCAAAACTTACGCTTTGACCTTCAGTTTTTGTGGGTGCTGAACCAAATCCAGTGATTAACACTTCTTCTTCAAAAGCACGGTTTGAATCTTCTATAGAGAAGATGTCTTCGTACTCCCTGTCATACTCATCATAAGATAAGCCAAAAAGACTGTTTAATCCGGGTTCTAACTCTTTAGCGAGTTGAGCTCTTGATATTGCCATTATTTAACTCCTTATGCTAAACCAGCACCTTTCTGCCCCATAATGTGGTTTTGAATCACACATAGAACATTGGTGTTAGCTGTTGCTACATCATCGTTATCAGGGTCTTCTGAAATATCTATTACTTTCAAAGGGAGAGTAGCTGTTGTAGCACCAGTAGTTACATCAACCTCTGAATTAGATATGCCTGAAGAAGTATCACCAACAGGAGAGTTGTCTACTATGTCAAAATTTCCAAACAAGTCAGCGACAGGGAAAGTGTCATCT